TTCGAAACTTCATTATCGCCGCCGTGTTGCTGTAGGGCCCTATCCAGCTGGGCGAAACCCAACCGGCCAACGCGTCCCAGCCGCCATCCTGAACGGTGGCCCATTCAGCCCCGGCGTCGTCTCCTCTCTCGTGGCCGACATGATGACTTCCTAAGCCGCCCCCATAAGACACGGAAGGTATGCCCCTCTTGCCCAGCTTCGTCCTCGCAAGCTTCTCCACGTTCACAGTCGTTGTCCTGAGGCCGTAGAGGTAGTCTGCAATCATCGGCGGAACCTTTTCGAGTTCCAACACGACCTCGAGCGTTTGAGTCTCAGCATACAAGGTGTACTCAGCAGTTTCGACGGGATAATCGCCATTAACGTTCTCGTTAGGCAACTCGAGAGGTATCTTGTCCCCAGCCAGGATCGGAGTGGCACCATAATCAAGAACGGTGCTCTTGGCCACAATGTATTCTGCAGGAGATTTGAAGAAATCCAGAAGGGCCCTAGCCCTCAAGTCGCACTCATTATCGCTCACCAATTCTTCGTCTGTCTCTGACAGTTCCCTTAGATCAGAGGGACTTGGAGGTGGTGACGTTTCACGAACTGCCGAGTACCTACGTCCGCCAAAATAGAGTGCATCAATCCAGGCGCTTCCTTCGCCGACTCCGGCAAACCAGAAATCAACGCGGACCTTCTTGACTTGGCTCCAGTCGAACCCGGACTGTACAGTGGCCCACTCGAACTCGTTTGCCAAACCCACCTTCAAATCTGTCTTGCGCCATTCGCCAGGGCCGATGGTAATATGCTTCCAGGCATCCAACCCGTTAATGTCATATAATGCGACGCTTACGTCGCCGCTGAAGGCCTTTTCCAGCACCGCGTAGAGGCTGAGGATGGGATAAAGATTCGTGTTTACCATTTTGCCAGAGTTCAGCGTGAACATTCCCGAGGCGTAGTAAGCTTGAACGTTGTAGCATTTGATGCTATAGGACCCTTTGATCTTGACCGTGCCATCAAGACTCACGGTCCCACTCGGACTCGACCAAGCGCCATCCGTCGGCGTCAGACTTTCAGTCCAAGCGTCTTTGTCCAAGGGCACGCTCTTGTCCGCTAGGCCATAAATCATAATCTTGTTGCGTATTCGGTGAATGTCCTTCCTGTACTCGCTGACCTCGACAATCTCGCTAAGACTTGCCGGCGATGTCTTGCTGTTCTTAGGGAAAAACTCGAACTTGCCATCCGGTGCCACGCGAAAGTCGTAGCCGATTATGCCGGCCTTGTCGCTGCTTTCAGCAATGTACTTCAAGATATCCCATAAGGGCGTGTCCTCATACTCGAGCAAGGTGAACGTCGTATCCGTGTCTTCCACAAGCTCAATCGAATTTCGGGTGTGGCTGAGCAGGGCGTAGGAATCCATCAAGTCCTTGACAATGGCCTCGCCCTTCTGGTTCGTGTACTTCTTGGTAACTACACGACGGAACAGTTTTTCTCCCCAGCACCGCCCGGAAACTACAATGTAGTGCTCTTCAGCGTCAGGAGACTGACACTTGATACTCTCAACACGACACGTAATAATCTGAGGCACATTCGAGCCCCTACCGATGTCGATGTGGCCATCCACTCCTACATTGATTGGGCTCGTTCCGCCGGGACTATATTTCTTGTTCCAGTTCTGCAATGTCAACTCAAAACTGCTGACCTCTTTGGTGCAGCCCAAGTGGACCTTAAGATTGACGACGTCGCCTTGAGGAGGCGTGACGGCGCCGAAAGCGATTGCGCATTTCGGAATGTCTACGCTCATACAAAAGCCACCGCCGAGATCAACAGGATTAGTCCCGTGATCCAGTACCACAAGGGCAACCCGAAAAGCAGAGGAAAACCTCCCCAGTTTGTCCAATCATCTTTCCGGGGCATTCTGCCCTCAAAAACAAACCAGCTCGCATCCTGAACAAGAGGCATCACCAGCAACCCGAAAACCCACGTCACAAAACAAACGCTAGAACTCACAATTGCGAAGAGGCCAAACATGCACAGATGATACAGTTTGAAGTGCTTCAGAATCGAATAGTCCATGTCCCCTTCAAAAAAGACCCTGTTCTCCATCAAACCGTAAAGAACAGCAAAAACAAGGGCTCTCAGGACGTCCAGGTACAGCATTATTCAACGCCTCGACGGTACAGGCTATCCTCTCCTGCTCTCTGGACACTCCGCGCCTTGGATGGCGTTTCAGCAGCTGTACTGTTAAAGTTCTGCAGGCCTTGTGTTGCATTGTTCATTTGCGTGGCAAAGTAGGCCATAGCAGCCGCAGCGGCGATGACTACGGCGATGCCGACGCCTGTGAGAGCGAGAAATGTTGCGTGACTGATGTTTAACGCGTTCTGGGCCGCAACCGCGATCCACGTCGCAGCAGCCTTGATCTTATGAGCTACAGCGGTCGCGATGCTTGCAGTCGCATTCGAGGACTCAGCCGTCGTGTTCACGGCAATAGAGGCAGTGTGCCCCGTCGTTATAGTGGTCATGATTGCTTTGAGTCGAATCCAACCGCCCATAAGCGTTATGACGCTCATGATCGTGCGAACCCACTTCGCACTTTCCTTATCAAGAATTCCAAAATCCCCCGCAAGACTGCTAACCGCAATTCCCATGTGCCCCATTGCCATGAACCCTGAAGACACAGTCCTGAGACTGACACTTGCCGTTTCAGCCTTGCTTGCCACGTCCGTAAACCCAGTTGCCGAAGCCCTGAGGCTCTCGCCCATATTTGCAGCTGAGACGCTTGTCTGCTCAAAAGTAACGCTAGCCGCCTGAACGGAAGAAACGTCAACCGGCGGTATCGATGGGATCTGAATAGGCGCGAAACTGATCGAGATAGGCGAATTCTCAATCTGAGCCTTGACACCTGCAGCTTCTTCAGCAAGTCTATCAAGGGCTGGACTCGCAAGGTCCTGAGCATTCAAAACAATTGAAACGTCAATCGGCGGCACGGACGGAACCTCGACGGGAGCGAACCCAATCGTTATGAGCGAGCCTTCGATCTGGGCCTTAACCCGTGCAGCGTCCTCACCAACGGCGCTAATCGCTAGGCTTGCCTGATTCTCTACGCTGAGGATGATCCTCTGACTCGAAATTTGTGAGGCCATAACTCCGGCATCAGCAGCCACTCTCGCAAACTCTGGACTAGCCAGGTTTTGAGCAAATATCGTGACGCCAAACTCGTTGAAGCTCATGTAAAACCAGCTCCCGACTTTGCAGTTTCTATGCCTTCAGCGATCATCTTCTGCAATTCTGGCAGGTACTGTTGAATGGCCGGCCACAGGTAAGGGCGAGCCTGCATATGCCTGGTCCCCAACTCTACAAACAAAGCATACGCGGCTTCAGCACCGACGTGAATCACCCAGTCCCTCACAACAGCGTAGATCGTGCTCTGCAAATACCCGCTGCGAACAGGGACTCTGCGCCTTGCCTCGCCCTTGACGAGCTCAGCCCAATTCACAAGTTGACTGTGAACATGTTCCTGCACGTAAGATGCAAACTTGGAAACGGCTGCCTGAAACTCTTGAACACCTTGCACATCACAGGACACCTCAACGGCCATGATTCTTTGCTCCGCGTTTCGCCTTATCCAGCTCTTCTGCCGTTTGCAGATCCATCTCCCTCAAGATGATCAGGAACTGCTCGATGCCTTTTGCTGGCTGCCTTCTGAGGTCAAGGATAGTCCAGCCGAACTCTTTGCATAGCCTAAACTCGCTAAGAGTTGCGTTCGGTTTTCCTCGCTTAATTGCTCTAACAAAAAACGCAGCTCATCACGACCGAGCCCATTTAGTCGGTTGACAACTTTCGAGAAGAGCTCGCCGAGTTCTATCGGGATTCCTTCCTCTTCACCGAGCAACTTCTCCAAACTTATCGGCTTGCTCTCCGGCTGGCTCTTTAGACTAGCCCAAATCGACTCCGCTTGGATCGCGACGAAATCGCTACTCTCAACCTGCCCGGTCATCTTGCTGTACTTCGTGTTCCTATGGCATATGCGACTGCGTTTAGCCCATGTGATCTCGCTGAAGACGTAGTGTCCGGCGTACTCTTGGCCGAACCGCTCATCGATATCTAATCCTTCACTTCTCACGTTCTTGCACGCTCCATAACCTTGATACGATTCTCCGCGGCAGTCTCCAAATCTGCCAAGACAATCTCCTGCAAGGCCCTTGGAAGCTTCAAAAACCGCTCCCGCAGCGCCCCCGAAAGTCCAACACCCATGTTTATTCGCTCCCGATGAAGACGATGGTGAAGCTAAAGCTTCTGAGGCCCGTCGTCGTTTGGTTCACCGTAAACGTGCAAGTCACTGGAAGAACCCCGTCCGCCGTTATTTGTCGACCCTGCGCATCCCACGAGACCCCTATGATGCTCGAAGCATTCGCCGGGTTCCAGCTTTCCGTACACATTGAAACCGTTATGGCCACATTGCTTGTGCTCTTCACGTACGCCGAGTAATTTTTGGTTTCGCCAGGCTCGAGGAACCCCAAATCAATCTCCGTCAATTGCATCGTGCAGTTTGCGTCTTTGAAGACGTCGACGCCGACGGACTTGACTTGAGCCCTAGTAGGAACCCTGACAGCTCCTGAAAGCAGCGCATACGTCACGAGGGACCCTGCGAGACCTCCGATCAATACTAGGAGGATTACGAAGGCGATCAATCTTGTTCCCTTAAGACTTTCCACTTCAATCACCTCAGCTGATCACGACGTCTCTCGCCGTGAACTTGGCCTTCAGACTCACCAAGTCTTCCATCCTGTTGGTGTTGTGACTTCGTCCCATTTGCAGTACTTGAAAAGAGCACTGTTCGAGGGCCCCAGGCCAAACTTGAGACTGAACTCGCTATCGTTGATCACATCATCGAACTCGTC